CAAATTCACGTTGGCCGGTATTGCGGCCCCATCAAAACTAGTTCCAGCGTCTAGGCGATATATGTAGCCGTCGGTCGAACCAAAAAATGAAGTAGCGGTACCGTCAGGCGATTCACCTTCAACCGCACAAGTAACCGCGTGGTTAAACTCAATCGGCATAGAACCTAAAACTTTGCCGTTTAAAATCGTCATGTACAAAGCAGTCTTGTCCGAAAAGAATATCCGGTACTGACCCTTCTCGCGATTCACTAAACTGGCGCTTGCAAGATTACGCCGCTGTTGAATGAATGGTCTGATGTTCATAGTCAAAGATGCCGGTAAGAAGTTACCGAAGTTTAGAGACGTACCTAAACTCATCACACCTCGATCGTCCAACACGTAAGCACTGTCCATGTTCTGAGCAGTGTGCGCAATCGCACCAGTGCCCGTATTAAACGTAGACAATGAAAAGTTTGCTGAACTTGTTCCGTACAACACTGATGTGTCGTTTCGCGTATACACGCCTAACGCGCCGGACGACTGGTCACCCGGCAGCACAATCAGATTCGTGATCTGCGCGTTCATTGCCAGCTCACCAGCGCCAAGCAAAGGCACCCATTGGTATGGCAGACCTAACGACGAAAACTGTAGTGAGGCACCGAAACTTAAAAACAAATGCTGTTTATGAAAAGCAATGTGAGTCGGCGTATCTACCGACATGCCGGTACTGATCGGAACGTAAGTCGTGCCGTCAAACTCAAAAGCATTGTTCACGCCATCGCAACCATACAAGCGATAGTTTGCTGTGCCGCCACCAAAATTGGCGACGATTGATTCTACGTGGCCGTTTGGGTTTAACGTAATCTGAGTAACCAAGCTACTCGACGTAGCTTTAGTGACAGCCGCTACTTGAAGGGCTTCCGGGTTTTGGAAGGTTCCGGTAACACTGGTCAGTATTAGACGACCTGTTGCGGTACCTGCGCTGTAAGATCCGGTCTCCAATACTACGCGCGCAACTACTGCAGTCGCACCGCTTACGAGACCCGTAATAGTCGCACCTTCAGCGATTGCGGCTGTACCTGCAGTAAACGAAATCTGTTTTGGTAAAACAACTAGCTGCCAGCCTGTAGCCGTTGATTTATAAATGTTCGCTGTTGCACCGCCTACAGCGTTGCGCCAAGCGTAAACAACGTTATTGTAATAAGCGACGCCACGGATGGCACCTTCGCCGGGGACAACCGTTATATCAACTCTGTAATCGTCCGCTGCCAAAGCCCGGTACGTGGCATCTAATAGGCCATCAGATACTACGCCGTCAGCCGAGGTAACAGTACCTACTAACGTAGCGCCAACGTTTATTTGCTCGCCGTTACTAAAGGCGTTTGTAACTCGAGTAACTATCAATTGGCTGCCGTCTATAGCAATCACCTTGCCGGTGGCTGTTGACGTCTGGCCGACCACGGTGTCGCCTACCGCAACTGACGCAACTAAAGTACAAGTCAGAGCTGTGTAAGTTGCGTCCGAAGGATTAGGTCTACCATCGTAGCGTTCGTAGCCAGTGATGCGGCTATAGCCGCCAGTGATAGAACATTCAAAATTTACGGCACGACGTACTACACCGGGAGGTAACGACAGAGTAGGCGTAACCTGATCCAGTCCACCCATTAATCTAATCAGGTCATACTGGACTGGCGGCGTCGTCAGATTCATATCAATTCCTTATGCAAGCGGAGGACCGCTTACCGTGTCCGGTAACTGATCAATGTCTAAGCGATTTACCATTCTATTAAACTCAGTCTCGCCCCTTTGGAATACTTCAGGAGCGGCCTCATAACCACCGTAGAACATCATCGCGCGGTACACGATACCGATGTGATACCGCTCAGGGTAGGCTGTAGGTGGAGCGTCTGTATCTGCTACAAACTCAACTGGCTTACGGTAATACTCACCGACGATCACATAAGGCTGATCGGGGATAGAACCGAAAGCTAAATCTTTGTCGGGAGTAATCGACACAACTACAGGGCGGGCGTATGTCGTCCGCATATTTCCGTACTGGTATAAGTTACGGAAAGTCGTAAATTCCATGTAGTTCGTTAACTGCTCATCTCGGTAATTCTGACCAACACTGGAAACGCGAAATGAATCACGTTTCCAGTTGGCAAACGTTGAACCTACTCCAGCTTCTGTTGCGGTATAGACTTGTTGTTGCGTTACCGTGTTGAATTGAAACGGATCACGCAACCACTGCCAATCTGATTTCGATGTTTGGATATCCATCCATGCGGAATTAATCCAGTTGGCAATCCTTGCGGATTCGCCGGTTATACCTACTACAGTGGTTAATGGAACACTTGCGCCTGAGACGCCGCATTCCACCCTCGCACGATTAACAAGCTGGAGAAAATTCACAGACTACTCCTGTTTAAGCAGGTTCAGCCATGATATTAGACAACCATGCGCGACCGCGCGAGTTCTTATCATCAATGACTTCAAAAGGATAAGCGTAACCATGACGGGCAACCATCTCGATTTGATCAGGCACCGCTGGGTTTATAGTACGTTGTGAGTACTTTGTCTCTTTCATACGAGCCAAAATCTCTAGGTACTTACGCTTGATCAACTGTGGGGTACCACGAATCATTGGCTGGTTAACACCATTGCAGTTCAGGATGACGTGCGGAGATTGATTCTCGTCCGTAGTCGAATGAACTAGAACAGTGACCAGCTCGTTCATGAACGCTTCATCAGATGCCAACTGGCGGAAATCTTTTGACTCAGCAACCGTTTCAACGACCGGCGTGTCATCAATGATCTCAATTGCACTTGCAGGTTTTTTTGCCATTATTTTTCTCCATTATGTAAAAACTAATTTGCCAAAAAAGCAGGCCACCTAATTTCTTAGGCAGCCTGCAAACCCTCTACGGAGAGAGGACGGCAATTATTGCGCAGTACCGGGCATGAGGCCCACGTCCAAATAGGACGCAGTATTACCAGTGCCCAGCAATGTAGTACCCGGAACGAAGATAGCTGAAGTCGCTGTAACTTTCGCCAAGCCGATTACCGTAGTACCCGTTGAAGAGTAAGCCGGTACTGGGCAAGGATCGCCTGCATTAGCGATAGGACCCTGAGTCACGGTTACGTTACCACCGGAATCGAGGAACACTGCAAACAAGCAAGCCTGACCAATGGCCAGAGTAGTACCTGAGAGAGTGATAGCGGCGACAGCAGTCTTGCTCTTGAAAATACCGTTGGACAGATAAGTTACTGTGTTGACGGTTTTCAATTGCGAAGCTGTCGTACCTGCGGCTAGGCCGCCAGCGGTCAATGCTAGATTACCGCTGTTTGCTTGTTCAATATTATAAGACATTAAATTTCTCCTTAATCTGTGACGTAAAGCGCAAGAGTCGCTGCATACGTGGTGTCAGCGACACCTGTGTCTGTATCGAGCTTTGCGGTAATCGCTTGAAGAGCATCTACCAAGGCAGCAACCAGTAACTGCAATTCTTTTCTGGTTAAGCCATCGGTGACATTGCTCATGCGCTGCTGTACTGATTCAACTGGCATGACTATTTCCTTTCACTGGACGCCGGGGTTTTACCCCCGGCTATCGATTAGAGAGCGGTTACGCCGGCTTCGATACGTGCCATCCATGCGTCGTTCAGACGTACGGTAGCAAACCATGTCGATGCGCCTACATAGCCGAACTGGCCCAGTGGGTTGGCGTGGTTAGTCTGCGATGCTTTCAGGACGATCGGCTTAACAGCTGACATACCTTTCAGTGCAACTTGACCCCATGCATCTTCACCAATGATGATGAATGGATACACGTCCACGTTTGCGGCACCAACCGACAACATGCCATTCAATGTGCCAGAACCAGCGGCAAGGAACGATTTCAGCAGCGGTGAGCTGATGAAACGGAAGTCCTCACAAGCACCGATCTCACGATCATGGATAGGCTTGAATGAGCCGTAATCTTCTACTCGGGTAAAGCCGGGCAGGTTACGAACGTCAGCAACTGCATCAGTGTGGCAGAACACAACATAAGCTGGCTGCACAGCGCGAGTAGCGAAGTTAACGCCCGGTGCGAGACGTGAAGTCACGCGGCGGCAACGGTTCGACTCAAGTGTACGAGCTGCTTTACGAATCGAGTTCAGGCTGATTGCAGTGTTGATACCCGAACGACTGGAACCGTTGGTATAGACCACGGTTGAGCCAGCTTTCAGAACACCGTAACGAACCATCTCCATCACCTCGGCCAGAGTCTCGCCAGTCAGCTTGACCATTTCGCCGGGGATGTCGTCTTCATACAGCTGCTCAACTTTGGAGCTGTACTTAAACAAGATACCGTACTGTTGCAACTGCACTGTTACGTCTTGGAAAGAGATCGTATTAGCGTTAGGTGTGACACCCTCGGCCAGTACAAAGT